GTTGTTCTTCAATATCAGCTCTACGCTGTTTAGCTTGTATCTGACGTTTTTCTCCTCGAACTGAATATGGTAACTGAATTACCATGTCGAGTTTACCAGAACCACTGTGCTGGTCAATGGCATCTAATATGGCAAGCTTCTTGATAAGTCGCTGACCTGTTGAGTTAGGCTCATTCATAACTGGATAGTAAGGGTTCTGAATAATAGCAACATGCTTCTTCAGCATAATAATTTGCTGTTTTTCACCTTTATCTTCATTATAAACTTCTAGCTTAACTTTCTTAGGTGACCATTCGATAACTTTGCCGACTCGTAAAGAGTCTATCTCATAACTCTGAGACAGATAAGGATTACCAATTGTCTTTGTTGGAACAATTGCTACAACACCCTCATCAAACAAAGACTCAACAACATCCTGAATGAATGCTGTACCTGTCTGGTCTACATTGGCTGAATACTTGAGACATTCATTAAGCAATGAATCTTTCTTATCGCCTATGTATCGCTCTTCTGAATCAAGAAGTACATGCCTAATTGGAATCTGAGCTGCATCTATAGCTATACGATTGTATACTGCACCTACGATAGAGCGGTCTGTTCTACGAGAGAACACCATTCTGTCAGGTCGACTAGATGAGACGTTTTCCATTACGACTCTAGGAGAATGATAATTGTAATTATCGTTAAACGCGGACCAAGCATTCTTGATTCTTTCGCCTAAACTCATTTTGAATTCTCCTTACTTTTTAATCGTTTCATTTAAAATATCTCGAACATTATCGCTGACTAAATCATTATATGTTGTACCACCTAAAGAATTTAATTTCTTATCGCCATAGGTACCAAGCAATGAATTAGAAACTTTTTGTCCTACTTCTTTAGATTTATTATAGTAATCGTCCCAGGCGTCATCAGCTAATTTGCGAGATTTGCCTTCGGGTGTCTTTGACCATACATCTAAAGCATTTTCCCATTCGTCAGATTCATATCCTTCAAATACTTTTCTAAAGTCATGAAAATAATCTAAGTCAGTTTTTTTACCGTTATTTTTATTAACGATTTGTTTTAAATAAGTAGGGTCATTTTTTTCGAACCATTTATATGTTTTATCATATGCTCGTTTACTTGCATCGGTAAGAGCATTCGATTCATAAAAATCGACTGTTTTAGAATCTAATTCTATAAACTTATTTCTGAGCTTTGTTAGCTCTTTTATGTCTTTTTTTATGTCATCTGATTCTAAAATTTTAGATTTACTGACATCACTTCTTATTAGTTCTTTAGTTTTGTCACTGATTAAATACGGACGAGATGGGTCTTTTTGCTTATTGTATGATTTCTTTAGTTCTTTATAATATCTTTTCTTGCCAGCTTCAGTTAAAGAACCGTCAGGATTCTGATATCTTCTTACTCCCCACTTTTGTCCAAGGACTCCATGGTGAGCTAAATATACTTGCGACATACCTGCCTCCTTACTTACCTTTAAATTTTCGGTATGTTAGATACACTGCAGCCAAAGCTCCTGCTGTTTGTAGGGCTTCTCTTGTGTAAGCGGTTCCTTTTTCAATGGTGTCTGGATTTAATTGATAATATCTTTGTTCAAGCTGCTGTCGGTTAACAATCTTCTGAAGCTCAGCATCTGAATACTGAGATAAGTCCTCTCTCTTGTGGGGAACTAAATTATTAACACCTCTAATAGCTCGGTCAGCGTCATTAACCGCAGACTGAACGTCGTTCTTATTTACAGAATCAACTGGACTGTTTTTTACTTCACGGTACTTAGCATCTATGGTCTTTTCTTTTGAAGATTCAGATTCTTTGTTCGCTCGTCTTTCAGCTTTACTTCTGTCCTTATTAGCTAAAGGATAAGGAGGTCCGTTTTTTACGCCCCATCGCTGTTTCATGATACCATGATGGGCTAAATATAATTTAGACATTTGATTCCTCCTACTTTTTACTATCTTTTCCGTAGTGCTGTCTAGCATACTCGCCAGCGTATGTTAAGACCTGATAATCCTGTCCGTAACCAAATAGATCATTTGTTCTCTGATTTTGATACTGGTTGATGACATATTTTGCGTTTCTTGTTTTCTTTGCATCCGAGTTGGTTATACTCTCAAGACGCAAATTCTTATAATCTTTTATAACATCCTCGTATCTCTTTTGGCCAGCTTTAACATACTTTGTTGCATCATCAAAATCTTTAAGCTTTTCAACTTTCTTCTGGATTTTGGTGTCGTATCTGTTTTGCTTATTAATAGAGTCGGTGCTGGCTTTTTTGCCTTCGAGTTTTTCAATTTTTCTTTGAATTTTGACTCTATTACGACCTCTTTCTGCTGCAATCTTTAAATTATGATGATGTGCATTTTCTAATCTACGATCATACTTATTAGTAATTTTATCGTATCTTTTCTTACCGGCACTTGTCAAAGAACCGTCAGGATTCTGATATCTTCTTACTCCCCACTTTTGTCCAAGGACTCCATGGTGAGCTAAATATAATGTGTTGTCATCCATTAGTCGAATGCCTCCCTATTTTCTTTATATGCTACAAAAGCGTCCATCATAGCTGACACATTATCAATCTTGTCTGCATAGCGCTTCTTGAGCAATTTTCTGTTACCATTTGTGTCCTCTTCTACTATACAGTTACCCATTGTAAACATCATTATTTCCTCATCAAATAGCAAAGCTCTTTCAGTTGAAAGTTTCTTTAATTCTCCAAGAGGAACAGTCTCTGTTCGCTTACCCTGAATAACCTTAACTAATCCACAAGCTGGTCCGTTAATACCTATCCACAGTTCTATAAACTTATCAGCGTTGTATGGGTCAAATCCCATTGCTTGAACGTCATACTCCATTTCTAGAATATAATCATCCAAGTCTTCAAACACTGTCAGTATGTCTAGTGTGTTACCTTCCATGACAACCATACTTCCTTCCGCTATGAAGTCATCATACTTTTGTCTAGCTGCATTATGCAACTGATTGTAAGTAAGTGAAGAAATATAACTTCGTGCTTTAACTCCAAAAGTTCCATTTGGTAATGGAAACAGGAATGTAAATGCACAGAAATCGTCTCCCTGCGACAAATCGGCTCCCATCGCGCAAGTACAACCCTTAAAGCTTCTATGTCTATGAGGAAGAGTTTCTTCATAAGGGAAGAAGTAAGTATAACCCTCAAGAGGTATATTAAATCTCTTTGCTAAAATATCATTTCTAGCTGCTGGGTTATTCTCAGCTCTTTCTACATCGAGCTTATAGGTTTCGTACTTAACTGTCTTACCAATATTTGGATTGGCTTTAATCCACATTGATGGGTCGTTAACTTCTTCAATGTTGTCTAGCTTGTAGTACCAAATGCTCACATGTGGAGCGGCATATTTACCTTTTAAGATGTCGAGCAATTCCATTTTGATTGTATCACCGACACCATTTCGAACTGTACCTTCTGAACTTGTTGCTACGATAAGATAGTCATCTAACTTAGAAGCACCCTGCTCAATAGCACCGATAGGGTCTTCACGAATTTCTCCAGATAACCACTCATCGATTGTAGCCAACTTTACTCTAAGACCCTGAAGCTTATCTATTCTCATAGGTCTTATCTCGAGCAATGAGTTCGTGATAAAGTTCTGTATACCTAACTTTGTAGAAGCAAGTTTAACTCTCTCGGCTTTTGACCCAGTCGTATTATTGATTGAGCCCATTGTCAAGATTTCAAAGAATGGTCCTTTAGAACGCTGAATAGCAGTCTTAATAGGAGACATTACTTCCTCAGCTTGCTTCATTGTAGGAGCTGTTGTAATCTGTTGTGTAGTAGATGTGTCAACTGTTAAGAAATAGCTTTGTAAGCATGACGCATACATTGACTTAGCGGCACCTCTTGTTACTATCAAGAACTGCTTTTTAATAAGTCTATTCTTAATTCTCTTGTTGACATACTTTCCACCTCGACCGTTCTTATTAGGAACCCAAATTTCTCTCTCGGTGAAATAGTACCATCCAAATATCTGTTCTGCCCAGAGTTTGAATGATTCCAACATATGCAAATCAGTGCCATCTGTCAGACATAACTCTGTTTCACAGAAAGTTATAAAACCTTCTACTGCTCCTCTATCGTAATAAATATCGGGGTCAGCAATCAGTGAGTCAATTCGATTCATCTCTAATGAAATCTCATGACATACTGGTATTTCTCCATTAATTACCTTCTCACGAAATATACGATAATAGTGAGGGGTAGCTGTGTTTGATAACTTACCCATTTTGAATTTTTACCTATCTTTCATCTACTTCTATTTGAATTCGGAACTCGCACTCCTTTATCTGTTCCTTCATGGTTTCCAATGCGCCACCTGATGCTGGGGAATCAAAGAGAACTTTAGTCTTAAGAAATATGTATTGTTTAACATTCTCAAGATTCATGTCTGCTGGAATAATGTCACCCCAAACTTGTTCTGGACCACTAATAGAAAAACCGGTTGTTGGTCCAAGACCTAATTGTGTAAGTGTTGCAAACGCAGAGTTAATGTGTGTTACTATTTCTGTAGTGAATGGTATCTCTGCATCTTCTGGAAACCCAAGCATAGTTTTTATTGTTGTTAGTATGCTTTCGTTCATACACTCACCTCTATCTAGTGTATTCAGACATTACATAACCAACGCTACCTGATGCGTTAACTTTGATCCAGCCTTCTGGAAGTTTCTCACCATCGTCAAGCACTGTAAGCTTCTGACCCTTAAGTAAAATTGAAAGAGGACTCTCTTTTTTACTTGGTGTTGGTCTGAGATACAACTGGTCACAAACGATTTCAACAGTTTTTGCTGACTCGTTCTCTTTTGTTTCCTGCTTAGGCTCTTCTGGTTTCTGTTCAGGAACAGCTGGCGCCTCCTCATGAGTTTCTGTTGATGTGTCGCTGGTAACAGTATCACCAATTTCACCTTCTGCGTTCTCATCGGCCACTACGCCTGCACCATCCTCATTCTCATGAGCTTCATCTGTATTCACTGTCTCAGGTTGCACACTAGGTGCTTCTGCAACAGTTTGTTCAGCAGTTTCCTCTGCTACTTCTGGTGTTGAGCTATTTTTCAAAACCTGCTCATCAGTTTCGCGAGTATTGTGATTTCTGTTCTTACCCATTTTGAATTTCCTCCTACTTAATTTTTCCAAGGACAAGTGTCGTTTGGTCGCCTTGTCACTATTTCCTTATTACGTATATAATCCTCGTCACCATAATGTATGGCATTGTGTGTTCTAAGCGAAACACATATGAGATACTCTGGATTAAATATGTCTGGATTTCGCTCAAGTATGTCTCTTTCAGTAATTGGATTCATATGATGAATTATTATTCGTCCATTGATAGGATGGTCAGGATCACCCATGTCGCATCCATTGTCTCTAATAATTACTTCTCTTCTTACTGGTAACCAAAGTTCTTTGTCTTTGTAAAATACTTGATTGAGATACCTGTCAAATCCAAATGTCTCAATTCCTACTCTTCCATCTAACTTTAAATATTTGTATCTATCTAAGTAACTAGATAGTTCTTTAAGTTCAGAGTAGCACTTCTTACCTTCTTCTACGCCTGCGCCTGCTATCCGAATATTCTTCCTCGTCATCCTCATCATCCTCAAACTCAAGATCGGCATCACCATGATAAACTGAAAACATTTGCATGGCTTTGTCAAATTTTGCTTGTAAATCAGCAGACTGTTCTATACTAAAAGTTTTTGCTTCTAGTAATTTGTTTTCATTTCTGAGTTTTTCTCTTTCGAGCTTTGCTTGTTCCGTTCCAAGCTTTAAAAAATGAACATACTCGGACGCAGATGCTTTTCCAGATTTAATTCTTTCTTCGACAGCGTCCATTGCTAGTTCGATAAGAACTTTTTCTCTAGATTCAGAAGAGGTATTAATTTTTGACTTGCGTCTTTCTGGCTTTTGGGTAGTTGAATCGTCTGTAATATCCATAAGCCTTCCACCTCCTCTATAGTTTTAGATTCTTTGTATGTACTTTTGGGGGTTAGCTATAGGTCTAATGAACAGTTGTTATGTAGCAATCAATGGTTTCACATTACTTTTACGGAGATCAATAACTTACTAATAAAATATCATCGGAGAATAATAACTATCATGTAGACTTAATTAAGACAAGAGGTAACTAAAGTCAAGCCCATTAGACCCATAACCAACCCCCAAAAATTGCCCCCGGGGAAATATCAAAG